TCCCATGAAGCCTTTGTAAACGAGTGGAGTGGTGTCTTGGACGGTCATCAAGATCAATAAAAACCATATCTCTATCATTGCAGCCCTGCAATCTGAATTATCACGCCACCTATGAACCAGATGACATATACTGTCAATACCACTTCCATTTACACCACCACCAATACAGATATTATTACTACTGTAATTCCTATCGCTATGCTTGTCTTGTCAAACCAGTCCATCAGTCACCATAAGAATAGGAACCGCCCTTGGTCTGGTTCTGCTGCATCATGTCAGTTGAGCTATTCAACATATTGAACAGTTGCTTGTGCTGATCCATGATCTCCTTGTCTTTTTTGTTACCCTGTCTTAAATCCTTCTTGATTTGCTTTACATCCTGCATAAGATTTTCCAGATCCAGTTTCATCTTGACCTGATTCTCTATTACATCTTTCCTGTTTTCTTCCTGAAAGTTCTTGTACATCTGATCCACTTTTGAATCGAGCTTACTAATATACCAAATAACTGCGACACCTTGCACCAGTACAAAAGCCACAATGGCAAAAGATATTTTCATTCCGTTCATTTATGCTCCACAACTTTCACATTCGCTTACACAAGTGCAAGGCTCTTGGTTACAAGCTGGACAAACTTTTGGTTCATCTTCATTTTTTTCTTTTTGTTCTTTATGAAAACTTTTCTCTTTATTTTCTAAAATTTTATTAAATATATTCATTAATTATCCTCCCATATAAAATCTTGTTTAACTGTTATTTGCATTGAGTCCTTCGTTTGATCCTTGTTATCATTCGCCTTATCCACTTCGTCTTGTCCATAAGTTGTCGTAACACTCGTCTTATGGGGTTTCATTGACATACCGTCATATATAGTACACCCCATTATATTCATAGCAGAAATTATTGCCATACTAAACATTAGTTTTTTCATCTTTTACTTCCGTCATCCATTCTTCTTTAGGTCCATAATAAATAAGCCAACCCCCAAATTTATCAGAGTGTTTTTGTAATATAAACGTTTTGGCATACTCATCCCATGCTTTTGACATATTTTTTCTATCATAAACTTTTTTACTTTTAATGGATCGTTGCTTATATTTAGGTGTTCTTAACTCTTTCGCTACGGGATTAGACTTTTTCATTTTCACGCCTTACAGTTTCACTTAATTCTTTAGCCCGTTCTGGGGTTTGTTTCGCCCATCGGGAGTCCAGCATCTCAATCGAAGCCACTCGATAATTCTTAACTTGCAGAGCTTTCAACATTTTTTTAAATTTTGAAACCCCATTTACCCCCAACTGGAAACACATCTCAATAACCACCTCTTCAATTCTCTCAGGCAAACCCATATTACCACACAACTTATCACCACCAGCAATAGCAATATCAAAGTCAATGTCAAAATAATGCTGAAGAACATCCTTAGAATATTCCATATCATCTTCCCAAGTTTCATCAGCACGACATAAATGGCCCCAACCTACTGTTCGTTTTCCAAGAGTGTCTTCATATACTGCATTTCTAAAGCCCTCATGTTGCTTGATCCGTTGTTCTAGGTTCATTCCTTATTCACCACTTTTACTGAAGCTTGTTTGCTTCCTCCAACATATAAGCCAAACCACGCCGCTCCCGCACCAACAACTACTGACACAAAAGCTGACTGGGCGTTAGTAGGATCAGGGAGTTGCATAAACCACTCTGTTGTTCTCCAAAAAGCCACGCCATATAACGTAATTAATAGGCGAGGGAATATTCTCCACTTATCCAGATTTTCGGGCTTAATCATTTTTTCTGAAAGAACTTAACCGCTGATCCAACTCCTTTTATGCCAAAACTTGCGCTACAGGCAATATAAAGTAAATGCTTATAATAGTCAGGAAGCTTCTGTAATGCAATAAAACCTCGTTCCACATGCTCCGTCATTCCAGGCACGAACACCAAAACGGCAGGGACCAATAGGACGATTAAAATAAGTTCATCCTTCCATGACCCTTTCATTTGGTCAACAGCGGACGCCTCCCACGATACTTCACCTGCGATTTGCTTTTCACGCAAAGTTGTAATGGCATTAATCTCTGTTATTTTCTGTTTCGCTTTCGCCTTTTTCGTTTGAATAAAGCCCTTAACGGCGTCGCCGGCGACGCCGAGTAAAGGTTTTAATAAGAATTGAAGCATGTAACTATGCTCCTCCGCCTGTCATTTTCCATAAGATAAACAGAACAACTATCGTTACGATACCAGCTTTAATCCAGTCTTTCATTCCCCAGTCACTCCATTCCTTTAGATGTGCCCAAAGGTCTTTTAAAAGCTTCATATGAAACCTCCTTTGTTTAGAAGTTTATACCATACTTCAGTCATCTTTAACAGATTTACCCCAGTAACATTTATTATTTATATCCACATATAATATACGAACTCCAAGCTTTTTCTGCCTTTGCGTAAGGCTTCTAAAAATTTTTGTTTGATATTCTTTAAGATTCTTATTCTTTCTATGGCTTTCTGTCTTGACATCAATGGGAATGAGCTTCTCATCTTCTAATATGATTAAATCAATGGGCCCCGTATGATGAACGTTATAAAAGACTTGATGGCCTTGATTCAACAGCCATTGGATTGCGTAATGTTCAGCTACTCGTCCTAGTCTACTCTTGCTTATTTCGGCCATGATAGGTTTGATATAGCTATTATTATACCTACTATCAAACTGATGATACCTAAAGCTTTCAATGTTCCCTTGCTGTTCGCTATCGTTACATTCAAACTGTTTATCGCTTCAGTATTCTTTTCGACCAATTCTTTTAAACTCTCATTAATTTCATTTTGACGTTTCCACTTCTCCGTTTCCTGCGCCTCATGCACCGCCAGTTGTGTGTTTAATTCGTTCATTATTTTTGTGACCCAAATTGGTTTTCTAAAAAGTTACCGCCTTTTTCTAATGCCCAATTACCAGCACCTATTGCCATTCCCATCGTTTGTGCTCCTGCAGTTCCTATTCTATTTATTAAAGCTTCACCTTTCTCAGGTTCAAATGTTCTTTCATCTGCTGCAGTAATGGCATTAATTGGTTCAAGGAATATTCTGGAAGTTTTGGATAAATAAGCATTGTCATAACCTTTTTTAAAATCTTTCCAACTTACAAATTTAGCCCATTGACGAGCATCGTATATTCCCAATAAATTTAATGTACCTCTTATAAAAGTTCTTTTTCTATCAAGTTGTCCCATAAAAACATTCTGTAAAGCCCTTCTTCCTGCTTGATTTTCTCCACTACCAATTAATGCTCTTATTGGTTTATAGTATTGATTTAAAAAATTAGACATCTCTAAAGCATCATCTAACCATTTTTCACCAAATACAGCCCTATAAAAATCAGGGGCATCAAATATTTCTTTTGCCATAGCATCGGGATCATAGAGGAATAAGCCATCACCATTGCTTCCCATAGTTTTATTATTAAAAGTCATCGCCACATATTTTTTGAAATTCATCATCGCATCTTTATTGAATATTTTTTTCTCTATTCCCTCTTTATAAAATTTCGCAAATTGAGCTGGATTTTTCTTAAAGAAATCCAGAAGATTTTGTGGATCCATGCCCTCTAATCTTCCTGTGAATCTCTTTACGTGTTCCATTATATTTCCTCTTTTTTTAGTAAGAGTTTCTAAGTAATTAACTGCTTTAATTCCACCAGCATCTAATTGTTTCATTTCTTCTTTTGTAAAGAATTGAGAAATATTTTTACGATTAGCTTTCATCCAAGTTTTATATGCATTAGAAGTATATTTAAAATCTTTATTTTTAATTGCCATTTCTAGCATATCGCCCGTAGGACCATCAAGAGCATCTCTTAAATCGTCAATAATTCCCATTTTAAATAACATTTTTTGATCTCCTAAAGATGGCATTCTATTAAAGACAGAATTCATTTGTTCTAAAACTTTAGAATTATTTTTAACGCTTTTAAAAAATGCACCTCCATTTTGATCAGTAAAAAATTCATCTGATTTAAGTATTTTTTTAAATAACTCTCCCTTTCTTAAATCATTCACTGATTTTAATTCAGAGCGAAGTCCTTTTAATTTCATAAAATCTACATCCCCTAAAGATTTTCTTAAACTTTTTTCTAAATCTTCTCGTAAAGCACCTGCCATTACTAATGTTTTATTGCTTTTCCCTAGTCCTCCATAAAGTGCAGGATTATCTATCATTTCATTTAATTGATTTAACATAGAATCCACTTGATTATAAGATAACAATTTAAGCTTACCAGGACCTGGAGTGCTTTTAGTATAGACTGAAAGTTTTTTAATAATTTCTTTTAAAGCTTTTTGTTGAGGAGCATCTAAATTTTTCAATAAACCCTCATCAATTGATTTTAAAAATTGATAAGCTGTTGTTCTTAATTGAAGAGGGGAAATAATTTCATCAGTTAATTTAAGGCCACTCGTAGTGAAAACTGAAGCTATTTCATTATTTCCTTTTTGAATTAGTTTAGTTAAAATTTCTTGACCTCCAGTATTAATCATACTTTTATCAAATACTGCGTTCGGATTTTCAAGAACATTAGACTTATTTACAACATTTAAGATAGCAGTCAATTCATCAATTGGCTTTATAAATGAATCACCGATAGTTTTTAAGTCAACTTCTCCTATTTCTTTCGCTAGTTTTTGAAAAGTTTCTCCAAATAAAATAGTAGGACTTGCAGTAAAATCAGGCAGCATGCCTGGAGTTACTGACTCATCAATATTTTTTGCAAATACTTGTTGAAATGCTTCTGAAGTTTGTTTTACTATTTTAGCTGCAGCTATATCAGTAGCAGTTAATGTTACATTACTCATAACGTCTGCTGCTGCTTTAGTTACAGGTATGGATCCTTTAAATACTTGAAGAATATTTAAATCTATCCAAGTACCATCTGAGCTATTAGGATTTTTACCTAATCTCTCTGTCATAATATCATTTATTTTTCTAAGTTCATCTATTTCTTTTTGAGGGACTTGTCCCCCTTTTATACTTTGCTCATACGCCGTTCTTAATTTTCTAGGTGCAATTTTACCTTTATTAATTGATCTTTTAATTAAAGTCGCTACTCCTGGTATAATTACTCCGAATGTTCCCTCTAAAGCAGCCGCAAAAGCTGCGTCTTTACTCGCATCCTTTAAAAAATTAATTATTTGTTCTTGAGTAACATCTCCTGTTGTATTATATTTCTCATAAGCAAATCCCAGTCCTTGTGTAACTAATTCCGTTACCGCCACCGCTGACGCTGATGCCGCCGCTGTTGCGGGTATTCCATATCCCGTAGCAATCATTGTCGCTCCCGCAGTAATACTCGCTGCTATATTAGGAAGCTCCCTTAAAAACAGTGAAATATCTTTAGTATCTAGACCAGGTATGTTAACTGGCGTAATAAGTTTACCATTAATTCTATATGCCAATGCATTAGGGGTATCGCCTTTATAAGTTCCTTTAGTTAATTCTTTAAACGTTCCTACTTCAATTTGAGCTTCAGGATCTGCAGTTTGTTTTTGAAGGACGGTTGTGAGTAAAGACTTTTTTAATTTAGGATCAGCGTTAGGCCCCAATAATTCAACTATCATTCGTGGCCATATAGCCATAGATGTTTCATTGCTAATGCCACTTAAAAGCATCGCTTCTTCACCCTTGGTATTTTCTTCTATTCCCGTTTTATAATTTGAAAAAGCTTGTTGAACATCGGGATTATATTCATACATATTATCAATGAATAATTTTGCTGCTTCGAATAAAGTTTCATCATCAACATAGCCAGGAGTTGCACCTTCCCCGTGTTTTTCTTGCATAAGTTTTAAGCCGTCTTGATAAATTGCCTCATTCCAACCTTTATTGGGTTGAATCACATTTTCGAAAACGTCTTTATAGTAATTATCCAGTCCCTTAACTTCTCTATTCTTACGCATTTCAAGACCTTGCTCAATTGCGTTCATAGAGATTCCGAGAGAATTACTTACATATTCTTCGTTCTCAGATTTTATAATTTCTGCGTTTTCTGAGGTGCTCTCTGTTTTACTAATATCTGCTTCAGTAAGACCTAATATCTCTAAAGTTTTCTCATCGAATAATGATTGATCCAATCCCTCTATTATATTAATTTGTGTATCGCCCATTTATGCCCTTAATTCATTTAAAACGTATAGATAAAAATTCTGATTAAATCCAGTGTCATCTTTAGTTTTATCT